TCGTAGGCTTTAATAATTGTTTCCATAGCGTTTTTTTTAATTGTTTAGTGAATAACTATACGCAAATATAAATACTAAGTTTCAATCCACCAAACTTTTTAACAATTTTTTTAACTTTTCTACAAATTTAGAATTATTCTAAATAAGGAACTCACATTATAAGTGTATAATTGGCGTGAAAATCACATAAAATTAAAGGAATAAAGTGATAATCACATTATAATGGGGTAATCTTAGTAAAAATAAGCATAAAAAAAGGGGTATCTCTACCCCTCTAAACGCTATGTCGCTAAATTACAACGGAAACTTAAAAGAATCTACATTCTTTACTAATGAGTTTTCAACTTCCTTGCATTCAATTTTCAATATTCTACCTCCTAATGGCTTCGGCGGTGCGCCTCGTTCAACGTGCCAACCGAACGCGCCTTCGCCGTATTCTTCTTTGTATGTACCAGTAAGCATTAAATGTAGTTGACGTTGTTTAACTGAGTAACCTTGCTTTGAGTTGTGGCTTACGCATTCCCTTACATCGTTACGCGAACTATTTTCGTGAATATGTCCCATTGTAAACACGTCGAAGTCCTCGTACATTTCAAGCGCTCGCGTAAGGTTTAACGCTCCTTTGGTAACGACTCCACCGCCACCGCTCCCGTGGTAGTATTTTAGTTTTGTTGTTACGTTACAATTCCCGTAAAGGGTTTGTTTAATAATTACCCAACCGCCATACCCGCCCGTTTGAACATTCGTACCGCATTTATAATTTAGCAAGTCTACGAATCTCCTGAGAATGTCCGTTTCTTGAAATTTTATAATAGCGGTTTCGTGGTTTCCGTAGCCGATAACTTTTATAATTTCCGCGTAAGGCGCGAACCATTCCGCAGCGGTTTCAACTATTGAATCTAAATAACGCGTGTTATTGTGTTCGGTTCTAATATCCGATTTATTGCGTCGATTATCTCCGCGTCCTTGCATTAAGCAAAAGAAATCCCCGTTTATAATTACTGGTATGTTATTCGCTTTGCAGAAATCCAAGTGTTTTTTTAATAGTACCCAATCGCATTTAGGGTTGTCCCAGTGCAAGTCGGATAGCATAGCTACGTGAATTTGTTTACCCACTAATTGCAGTTCGTGGATATTTTTTCCGTGTTTAATTAAATTCATAAGCGTTAAATTTGCCCGAAATATCGGAAGAATAGTTTAACCCGCGAAATAAAGGCGCTATTTAGAATGAACTTTAGAACGAACCCAAGTACAAAAGCAATCAAAACTAACCACCACGAAGTTCGATATTTAACAACTTGAACCGCCTTCGCTGTTTTCCATTTTGTCTTACCTTCTATTCGAAGTGTCTTAACTCGTTCTTTGTATTCTATTCTAGTTTGCCAACGTGTCTTAGGTATATATATATTTTTATAATTTATTACCGTATCGCGATACGCGATAAATTTCTCCCAAAAGATAGTATCGTTTTTTATTACGGGGAATGAATCCAATGTAGTTATTCGTATCGTGTCGCTATCGTTAACCACCTTTAAGCCGTGTTTAAGCGCTTTTCGGTAGTGGTATTGTGCTTTGCGTTCACTTGAACACGAAAGTAGCGTTAAAACGCTTAAAATAGCTATTAATCGAATCATAAACTTTCTAACATTTTAATCATTCTCGGACACGGGTAAATATCTGCTTTGTCTTTTCGTACTGAGTTATGCGTATAGATTCCCTTAGAACCCTTGAACGCTTCGTTATCTAAACTCCATATTTCTTTACGATAAGCCTTCGGAATTCCGTACGTTTCGCAAAGATATACGACAAGTTGGCGCGTTGCTTCTATTTGCGCGTCCGTGTATTTATCTTGTAAGGTAGCCCCCGCGTTGCGAAGTCTTGGCTATCTATTCCCAAGTGCCACGCCCAATGCTTACTGGAGAAACATTGTACAATAGTTCCGTTTTCCCCTACAACAAACGCCGTTGCTATTTGAGAATCATTACTATTCCAATAACGAGAAACCCCTTCCGCGTTTCCGTTGCCTGCGGTGTGGTGTAAATATATTTGCGTTTTGTCGCTTGCTTCTTCGAAGAATTGCCCTTTAGATAAACGCTTTTGTACTATCTTTTGAATGTCAAGACTTAAACCCATCCCACTCTTGTTTTTTAGCTGTTATAAACTCTTTGAATGATTTTAGTACGTCTTTTTTCGTTACGTCGTAGTAACTTTCATTAATGCTTTTTAACTCCGTGAAAACGCAGTAAAACGTAAATGCTTTAGTCAAGACAAGTTCAACCGAAATAAAGATTCCAATTAAATCCGCTAAAATGTATTTTTCCAAAAAGAAAACAGAAACGATACCACCCGCGTAAAGACACGTTTTAGAAATTGTACGGGCAAACCCTCGGGAACGTAAAGGCAACTTTAACTTTTTACTTCGCCATATACCCGCGATTAAATCTAACCAAATAAAAAAAATAGTTATAACTACCATTCCTTTAATGGGGGATAAAATAGCTAAAAACGAAAGTAATAAAAGTTGGAGTTTAGTGTTCATTATGGTAAAAGTTCAAAAGTTCAAACGCTAAATAAGATGCGTAAGAAACTGCAAAAAGTTTGATAAATATGTAAGGCGCTTCAAATAGCGTAAACGCTACGCCAGTAAAACTAAGTAGGTAATAAAGTAAAGATAGCCCGCGTAAATGATTAAGCATACAAAGCGGTTAAAAAGTCGTTTATATTCTCGTAAGTGTTTTCGTTTACGCTCATTGTAGTGTCGCAAAGAATAACGCCTTTATCCGTAGGTACGTGCGCTTGTGTTTCGTCAAGAATTTCCGCTTCGCCTTCGAATAGGTATTCGAGTTCGCGCATTACGAAGCCGTTTGAAATGGTGGTTAAATTAATCATATATTTGAACTATTACGCGTTTGTGTCCTAAGTTGTCGGGAGTAGTTGATGAATTTTGAATGGCAAAGATTAAATAATAATCATTCGCGGGATTAAACGGAATTAGTGTCATTAATCCCACACCTAAATCGGTACTCGCATTTCCCGTCGAATTATAGCAATTTAGATTCGTTCCGTCAAAAAATATATTTCTTATTAATCGTTGAAAATAATTCGAAGCGTTCATACCCGAAGAACCCGTAGCCAATAACGTTGCACCCGTTAAAGTATTCGAAGTGTTTATATAAATTCTACCCGTTGAAGCTGTTGAACCCGCCGTTTTAGTTAGTAGGTTACGAATGTAAATCGAATTGTTTGTAACAATAGTTCCCGCGGGAATCAAAACGGAAGCGCTTATTTGGTTAGTAGTTCCCGTTAGGTTTAATCCGTTCACGCTTGCTAACGTTCGGGGGTTAGTTTCGGGAACAGGTATTGCGTCTATTATTTCCGCGCCCGTAATGCTTTTACTTACAAAGCCGTCGGGCGTATCTTCGGAAATTTCGAATAAATCCGTTTCACTTAATGTCGCTCCTTTAGGCGTTAACTCACTTATTCTTATTGACATTGTTTAACTTTTTAATTAGTTTCTGCAACTTAATAACGTTGCTTTTCTTTGGCGTGTATTCCTTTTTTATATTACCCATCCGCTATAGTTTGAATCCGTGTTTGGATATATGTCGCTATTCGTGTTCGAATAGTATTCAGGAAACGTATTCCCCGAGAATGTCATAAAAGATATAAAACGCTCCGTGTAATTTTGCGCTAAATACTTTTGTTTGTCTACTAAAAAATCCACTTCGTTTTTTTCTACGTTTTGCGCGTTTTCCGAACTATGCTTAAATATACCCTTGTTCGCTAACGTGTACGCCATAAACGGAAGGTATTCGACCATAGCCCAGTGGATTAACATAGGCTTTAAGTAGGTTTCGACAAGGTCTAAATACGGGTTCGCTAACGTTCCCGCTACTATATCCGCTTTTATTTTATCAAGTAGTTGCGTTCCCGTGTACTGCTGTATATGGATATCCTGAGCAACTTTAATCCATTGAATGAATGTATCGGTATCTATGTTTCCGTTTAGTGCGGTAAAACGTACTAAATCGTCTCGTGTAATTAGTAATGCTTCTGCCATTTTATTTAGGTAAAAATCCTCGGTTCGGCATATCGATTGGTCGAGTGCTTACGAGTGCATTGTTTTTAATTTTGTATCCAAATTTCTCCGCTTTTTTAACGGCTATTCTTTTTGCGTTCGGGCTATTAACGTCTATTCCAAAACGGCTATCGAACTGCGCGTAAACTTGTTTGTTCCAACGGTGGTGGCAATTAGGTCCGCCTTTATATAACCAAATATCGTAACTAAGTTTACCACGTGGTCCAAAGCCTATTTGTTCGCCTTCCGCGTTTACATAGAATCCGTTAACTACGCTTTTGCTCATTCGCAAAATGTCTTCTTTTCGGTATATCTTTTTAGCGCTTTTCATTAACTTACAAAAAGGACGTGTCTTACCGCTTTTACCCCCGTCCTCGCCTTCGTAAACATAACGTGTAATAAACTTAACTCCGTCTATTGCTTCGTCTTGTTCGGACTTAGCGTTAGGGAATGCGATACCAGTATTTACCAATTCAACTAACCTAGAGAATAAACTTTTTTCGCCTTTAAGCGCGTTGTTTTCTTCTTCGTCCGTGTCGTAATCTACGGGCGCTTCGTCTATTAATAGCCAATCCGCTTGCGGTTGTTCTCCGAATTCTTGTAACGCTAACGCTATTTGTTCTTCCGTGCTTTGTGCTTTTAACTCCGTTGCATCCGCTCCCGTTTCTTCCGTTACTTGTTCTTCGGTAGTTGCGTTTTCTAAGTCGGTAAATTCAAGCGGTTTTAACGTTCTAAAGAATAGTTTTAAGGCTATCCCGTTAAATGCTAAAACTTTGTCAAAGGCTTCTAAGATTTCGTCTTGAAACGGCTTAATAACCATATTGTTAAACAATACAAACGAGTTTTGTAGTTCGTCTGCGTTCGAGCTAAATCCGTTACTAGAAGCAATCCCGAAAAGTAACGGACTTGTAACGTTGTGCCCTAACATTATTTTTCTTAAACATTCCTCGCTTAGGTACGTGTAATGGTCGGGCGCATCGTTTAACGGAATATCGTC